TTATTAATTTCATTCATTGCACTTGACAATACTGCTTTTTTACTTTTATTGTAAATTAATGGAGTATTTGCTAGTATTTCTTCTTGCTCTTCTTCTTCTAATCTTCTAGATTTTTTAGAAGCTATATTTTGACCAACCTCAGAACCTAACTTACCACCTATAGCATAATATGCGGCTCCTGCAAGAAGTCCAGCACCTGTAACGGCGGCTACTCCAGCACCTATTGCTCTACCAACATTTCCAAGCAAATTCATTCTTTTTTTCTTTTTAAGTAATTGCTCATCAGACTCAGCAATAATTTCATTTAATCTTTGTTGAGCATTATCAAGGCTTTTAGCTTCTGTCTTTAATTTTTGTCTAAACTCAACCTTACCTCTATACTCTCCTAATCTTTGTTTAGATTGTATTCTTTTTAACATTGAACGTGGGTTCATTATACTAATTCCTCCCAATTTTGCCCAGATTCTTCTACAGAATTAAACTGTGTAAAATATAATTTGTTTCCATTTCTAACATACATTCTTAATTTTTGTGCTGTTACTAAAGCAAACCTAGTTTCACCATCAGCCATATCAGAAATATTTGGCACACCTCTAGAAAATAATATCTTAGGTTGTGTTATGTTTCTTAATCTTCTTTCAATTTGTTCCATTACGACACCCTTTTAAATATAGGTCTATACTCAACGCTAATATCGTTTATTTGTATACCCTCTGATGTTCCTGTATTAGCAGAGTTTGTTATTTTAAATTTTATGCTTTGACAAGATATTGGACTACTTGCTTTTGCTCTTAACTTTTTAAATCCTGTTCCTGTTCCTGTAAAATCTCCAGTAAAATTAGTAAACGATGTTCCACCATCTGTTGCAAATGATATTGGAGTTGTTTGGTCATTATCACTTTTATATGTAATAGTTACTGCATATATTTTTTTAGTTGTTCCAGGAGAGTTAAAGTCTATATCTTTTGTAGTTACAACAAATCTACCTGCACCTACATTTCTTGGAGAATCAGACCATTCTTTTACTGAATAGTTATCTGAGTTTGCATTCCAACGATTTCCAGTATCAGTATCGGGATAATCGTCCCAACCACCACCTAAGTTCCAAACCAAATCACCACTTTGCTTATCAGTAACTACTGTAGTTAAAGCACCATTCCAATCTGAAACCATATTAGTTCTATTTAATTGAGAACCTACAGCACCACTACCTTTAGTCCAAGATTGTGTTCTAAAATCATAAATGTAAACATCGCCATCACTAGCAAAAGCATCTTTCATTACAAGTAAATAATATTTTTTAGCATTATAACCTATAATAGAATTTGTAGTAAAAAATGTACGCCAAGTTGTTTCATCAATTTTATTTAATAATAAATTAGTAACAGCTTGACCATTATATATATATACACCATATTGATTTACCCAAGCTATACCAAACTCTGTTTTGCAAGTTGCATTTAAATGTTCACAACCAGAAAAATCTTTTATATCTTCTAAAAACCAACCAGATGGATTAGATTGAGCTATATTAATTATAAAAAGCTTTCTACTTTTAAAAGCTAATAATCTATCAGAAAATTCTTGTAAACTTATATATTCTTCTGCATCACCTTTAACCACATCTATAAAAAAACTACGAGGAAATGTATCAAACTTACCAACAGGTGTGTACATAATTCTATCTCTCATTTGAGTAAGAATACCATCATCATTAGTTGTTTTTACATTCGCTATAAAACACCTTCTGTTTGCTATTACCGATGCTTTATAACCCTCACCATTGCCACTAATAGTAATTTTTTGTTCATCATTACCAAAACCATTTAAAATATCATATGTCTCTAAATTTGGATGTGTGCTTACTAGAGATGTAACTTTTGCTTCTGTAGTTGTACTACCATCTTTGTTAGCCCAAGCTGTATATGTGTTACCTAAAGACATTCTTGCTCCGTGTTGCATACTAATATCTGTAAACAATGTCCAAGCATCATCTGCATTTGCTTTAACATAAATTCTAGCACCAGATATTCTTGGTTCAAAAGCTGAAACTGCCCTTAACTCCATAGTAAGACTTGAGTCATTATTAGTTGGTGTATGTGTTGTACCAGACTCATATATTAAAGACTCTTGATTGCCATCATAAATAAAAGATGTTCCAAATTGATATTCAATATTTTCCCACAAGCCTGTGCCTTCATTACCATCTGTAAAGTTTATAATAAAACCTGTACCTGCAGAAGGATAATTTGTTGAATGTTTAGTTAATTCTGTAGGTGCAGATAAACCATTTGTTTTGCTAAACCAATTATCATAAGTATCTACAACTCTACTTGCATCTTCAAAATGTTTTCTGTTTATGTAACCATACCAATATGGTTGAATGTTAGCACCCATAGATGCATCAGCAACTCTTAAAGATTCATCTGCAAAATAATAAACTGCTGTAAATAATTTAGTTATAGTTACATCATTGCCATCATCAGCTTGAGTTGTTAACAAACCACCTTGGTCTAATGTCATAACACTTGTAGTTAAATTTTTAATACTTCCTGCATTTACATTGTTTTGAGTATTAGCCGCTCCTGTAAGTGCTATTAAATCACCTTTTCTAAAATTTTGACTAATCATTACAGTATTTGTATCATCTGTTATTGTATCATTACCACTAGAGTTTGAAACAATGTCAAGATTACCTGCACCAAAACCGTGAGTTTCTACGCTTCCCAAATCTATTTGATTAGCATTTACTGTATCATCTTTTAAATTATAAAGGTCTACTTGAACATTTTTAGCATCTGCTATGCACAACCAATTTTCTCCAGTATCTAATGCACTAGAGCCTTCTTCGTGGTCTGATTCAAATATAAACGCACCATAACCTGGAGCAATAGAACCTGCAGTAGATTGAGCAACATCATTATGAGCAGTATCTCCACCCATAGTATTAACGCTTTTTCTTTTGTCAAATACTACATTATCTAAATCAGAGTATTCATTATCAGCTATATCTCTTGCTTCATTAGCTGTAACTAAACCACCAGAAAAATCATTTATTGTAAAAAAATTTCTTGGCATTATATCTCCAAAGTTCTTCTAACCCAACCGTAATAAAACTTTTCTAAACTTGGTTTTTTCATAACCAATCTAGCGTATTCATATATTCTGTATGCTCTTAATCTATCTAACTCTAAATGTAAAGAAGCTTTAATTGTATTAGGGCCAATCTTACCATCAACTTGTATATCTTTTTTATTTTTATTATTACAAGCTTGTTGTAAAATTTTTACAGCTTTTGATTTACCGTGATTAACAACCATATCAAAATACATACCTTGTAGTTCATCAGATAACGAATCTACTCTTGCAGGTATCCAATAATCATTTTTATATATTTCTATAGCTTCATCAACAGTTAACCTAGCTATGTCAAGATTGGGATATGCTTTTTTAGAAACACCATACTTGGTTTCACCACCTGGGTCTTTCGGGTCATTTACATATCCACCCTCTCTTAAAACTACTTTTTTTATTTCTTTGTAAAAAGGCATTATTTTTTTTGTTCCTTAAGTAAAATCTTTTTGACCTTTGCCCATACCTCGTCATCTACGGAACTGCGAGTAGATTTTACTGCTAAATCTCCTACTAATAAAAGAAGTCCGATTAAACCTCCGTTTTTTTTTACTTGTCTTTTAACAATGCTTGAAAGTATACTCATATTTTTTTCCCCGTTGCTTTACTAATCATACTTTTAATACTACTCCATAACATATCATCATATGGTGTTGGTGATAACGCAACTGCTTTATCTATAACCAATATGCCAATAAGAACTAATTCCCAATTACTTACTATCCATTCCATTACTTATTCTCCTTATAAACAAATTTTACTTTAGGCGTACTTAGCCATTTATAATTTACAACTTTTTTAACAATTATACAAGTCATTAATGTTTTCCATTCATTCTGATATTGTACCTTTAATATAGTTTACATCATCAGTTAAATCATTTATTTCTTTCAACAAACTTTCGTGTCTTCGTTCTGCATTTTCAATAATTTTATCTTGCCATTTGTCATAAGAATCATCTGACTTATTAAACCTATCAATTAATTTTATAAGTATTTGATATTGGTCAAGAAGTTTTTGTGTTAAAACTTTTTGTAACCAAGCCATTTGACCTGCAAACATCATTGCCATTAAACCAATAATCCCATACTCTGCAAATATATCTATCATTTTTTCTTTTCTTGTTTATCTGGTTTACAAGCACAATTACCTTCTTCACAATCTTTTAAAGCTTCTTGATAGCCTAAAAGTTGTTGTTGTTCTGCACTTAATTTTTGTAATAATACAGGAATTTCTTGTAATCTTTTTTCTACTTGCTCTTTAGTTAATGCCATTTTAATCTCCTACCATTTTACTTTATTTGCCCAGTATGCCGCAGACATTTTGCCTTTAGCAATATTTTT